CTCTTCTTGTACTTGTTGAAGAGTCATAGTTGCACGATCCAAACCCTCTTCGTGTGATTCCGCAGGGAATGGATCATTGGCAATATAATCTATTGCCTGGGTTTGCGGAACAGCTCTTCTGATTACAACTGTTTCACCAGATGCTGGAGTGTTTCCAGTGGTAAATGTTACATTACCACCTGAAGCATCTCCTACGCCAGATACTGTATAATGAGTTGTCAAAGTCTTGACAGTTTCAGTTCCTGTAGATGATCTAATTATTACCTGTAAATCTGTGTTCGCAAATATTTTAAATGTGTAGGCAAAAGCTGTTGTGCTACCATTACCTGAATATGAATTTTTTACTGTAGTTGAAGATATTGTCATATTAGAAACCTTTAAATGTTGATGATGGTTTAGTCAATAAAAAATCTTGGTTGTAATCTCTCTTCATTCTTCTTTCTAATCGTCTCAAAGTACCAGGAGACATTGTTTCCATAATTTGATACCCAATTAAATAATCAAAAGCTGTTTTTAAATAAAACAAATTTAAAAAAGGTATACTTGAACTAACAGCAGCATAAGCTGTTCTTCCTGCTTTACCACCTTCACCTCTTATACCATATTTAATTGCTTGAACAAGATCAAATGCAGTTACAGGAACTGGTCCTGCAATACTACCAATAATATCACCTCCTGATCTTGTTTCATTAAACAAAACATCTCCATATATACCAAGACCACCCCCTTGTAAAAAAGCTGCCATAACAGATTTTAATTTTGTTGGATCTCTTGGTGATCTGCCTTTTAATAAATCTTTAATTGTCATTGATAAATAACCTAATAATCCAGAAGTAACTATAATAGCACTTAATCCAACAATACCTCTTGATATATCTTTATTTGGTCCTTTAAAATAATCAACTTCTCTACCTAATGTTTTCTGTACAATAGATAATGGAAACGCTTTAAATTGACCAAAAAATCTAATTGCTTCACCCATTCCTGTGCCACCTAAATAACCTTGTGTTAATGTAGCTCTAACTCTAGCATCAGGTTCAATAACAGCATAAATTGATCTATCTAACAGCATACCAGAAACAGATGCTTTAAATTTATCTTTTTCAATCAATATTTCTCTTTTACTTAAAGTATCTAATCCTGTAATTTTTTTTATATCTGCATCTGATATTTGATCTAATAAACCTATGTTAATAAATTCTGTTCCATCATCTGCTTTTTGCATAGCAGTTTTTCTAATAATATTCCATTTAGTAGAATTAATATTATAAACATTAAACAAACTTTGTAATTGAGGATTCAATTGATTAAATGTTAAATTTTTTTGTTTAGCAAAATAATTTGCCATACCTAACATTGAACCTTCTTTAAGTGTGTTAGTCCACCAAGATAATAAATTTACTTTAAAAAAAAATCTTTGAAGTTTTGTAAAACCTTTACTTAAATTGTCTCCTACTTGGTATCTTCCTGCAACATCATAAATAAGATTATCACCTATAAAACCTAAACCTTCAGCAATATCTTTTTTTTGTTGTGTATTTTTAATTCTACCTAAACTTCTTAATGCCTCTGCCATACCTCCTAAAAATGTTCTGCCTTGGTATCTCATTTCTGAACCATATAAACCTATGTCAGCAGCAGCAGAAACTGTAGCACCTCCTAATTTTGCCATAGACGCTATAGCTCTTGTTATTGCAGAATATTTAGCAACACCAAAATTTTCTACTGTAAAAATAGAACCATCTACAACTCTTAAAAATTTATCAAATTTAGCATCACTTGCTAAATCTTGTGTACTTCTACCAAGTTTATTTAATCTGTTTCCTATTGCTTTTTTTATTTTATTAAAATTATCTTTAGGTTTTGTACCTAAAGTGTCCATAATGCCAATATTTCTTCCAGCAGTTTGTAGACCAGAAAAAAAAGATTCTTTCAAATTTCCCACACCAAATACTTCATTATAGTCAAACCAGTTATCAGCAGTTTTAAAATGCAAAACTCTTTTTGCAGATAAACCTGCTGCTTTTGCTACATCTGTGCCTCTAGCAGTTGATCTGCTTCCATAAGTAAACTCTGCACCATCAGATTTTAAATATTGGTTTCTTACAAGTGAATTGTAAACAAATTGCATAAATTCTTCTTGATCTTCAACACCTGCAAAAGTTCTTTCTTGATCTAATTTTTCCATTACAAAATCTCTCCATGCTTTGTAATTTCTATTGTAATTAATATCTTGTTTTGTTTTAATATTAGGATCTACACCATCATCCATATCTTCTAAATTTTTACCTAATACTCTTGCAGCATCTCTTACACGATAAGGATCGTGTGATTGTCTAACTATATAACCCCATAGTTTTCCAATATTTGCACCTCTATCATTTAATTTTATTCTAATCATTTCAGAGTATGATTCTAAAACTTCTGCTAATCTTATTATATCTGGATTTGTTTCTGTAACAGGAGGTCTCATACCAAGTTGTTCTTCCATACCTGTTTTTTTTTGATTTAACTCATACATTGTTCTAACAACTCTTCTTTGAGTTTCTTTATCCATTTTATCAAATAATTTTAAAACTTTTTGATTTTTTAATTTTTGATTAAAACCTGCAATAAGTTGATTAACACTTGCTTGTTGTTGTGTAGCAACAGAAGCTCTTGCACCTGTAACTCTTCTATTTGTTCCGACTAAGATAGAAACCAAACCTTCTGCTGGATCATCATTAAAGTTATCAAATATATATTCTACATATTTTCTACCTTTAATTTCATTTTCTATAGCATTTCTTTTGTTAATTTTTTTTTGTAGTTTTATTTGTTCAGAAACTTCTTGAGAAATTTTGTCTACATTTATTTCATCAATAGATGAGATTTTTTGTTCAGCTTGTGCAATTTTTATTTGATTAATAATTTCATCTTTTCTAACTGATCTTATTGATGATTTAGAAAGTAATGCTTCAACTCTTGCTAAACATTTTTTTGTCATAATTATCTTCCATTAACGCAGTTTATGCCATCTTTTATAATTTCATCTATTTCATCTGATCTTTCATTTACTTGATCTAATTCATCTTTACTTGATTTTACTTCAACATCATCATCTATTTCTATTTGTCTTGTTTTTTGATTTTCTTTGATAGCATCTAATCTTACTTGTAAATTATTTATTTCAACATCAACATCTGAACTATTTTTATTAACAACATTTTGTTCTACATTATTAAGCTCTATTTGATCTGCTGTAGAATCAATTTTTTGTCTTACTTGTGATGTAGAAGCAGAATCTACTGAATTTTTTAAAATAGGATCAGCACTAGCAACAGGTGATACGTCTACAGGTTTTTCTAATAACAAATCATTCAAAGATTTTTCTAATAATGTTTTTCTTGTTTGAGGATTTGTTTTTTCTAAATCTCTCATTATTCTTCCATTTTCAGGATAGTATTCTTTGTATAAATTTAATTCTTGTTCAGGTGTACCAGCTTCTTTCATTCTTTGTTTAAATTTACTAGCAGTTCGTAAATCTTTTAATTTACCAGCACCTACATGAAGTCCACCACCAAGTATAGTTCCAAATGTAATATTTAATAAACTATCTGCTAAACCATAATCAGCTTGTACTTCTTTTGCTACTCCATAAACTATAGGTTCTACAACAGCAGCACCAACAGCACCTTCTGTAACACCTCTTGCTAATCTTGCTCTAGTAAAACCTTGTCGTGCAACAAGTCCTGCAAATCTTGCTTGACCAAAGACAGGTATAAAAGATGCAGCAATGTTTATAGGATCAAAAAGAGATACTCCTAATCCTGTAGCAAACTTTAATGCTCCTACACCAAATCCTTTTGGTCCTCTTTCAATAACACTTTGTCTAGCTCTTTCTTCTTTTTTTTCTTCAACCATTATGTCTACAACAGATTGAAATTCATCTTCTTTAAAAAATAAACCAAGATCAGAATATTCTTTATTTAGCTCATCTCTTGATATACGAACCTGATTATCTTCAAGAGCTTGTGATCTTGCAGATTGCATATCATAATATGTTCCAATAGATGATAAAGGATTAAAATTCCAATTATCAGCAGCTACAGCACTTAATGTTTCTCCTAGTCGTGTAGAGTATTGATCGTAACCAAACTTTGCTGCGGTTTCATTTATATTTAAACCAAATCCTAATTGTGCCATTATCTTCTTCTACCTATTATCTCTGAACCTTTGTTAGCTTCTAATTTAGAAACTGACTCTGAAACAGCAGGAAAACCTCTTCTTGGTTGAAGTTGTTGAGATTTAGTTCTTATGTCTAAATCCATATCTTTATCTGTTCCTGGAATTATTAAAGATGTATCATCAAAAGTAAAAGATAAATATTCTCCTTGTTGATTTTTTACAGGACCAAAAGAACCATCATTAAATACAATTCCATAAATTAAACCTGTACCATCTGCTGTATTTCTCCATTCACCAAAATTTTTAAGTTGATCAATCATAGCTTCATTAAGTTGTATATCTGTTACATCTTCATCAACAGATTCAAAAGCAACCGCACCAAAATCTTCTACATAAAAATCTTTTATAAGATTTGCTTTTTCTACTACAAATTCAACATGACCTGAATTTAATGATTGACCATTATAAACTAATGGTACAAAAAAAGTATCTTGTATATCAAAACTATTATTAATTAAATTATACGCATTTTTTTCTGCTGCACCTTGAGATACTCCTGCTACCATTTCATTTAAAGCATAATAACTTAATACATCTACAATATTATCCATTTTATCTAATGCAACACTTGTATTAAATCTACTACCTCTCATTACAACATCTTCAAATTCACTTAAATTATCTCTAATACTTCTTCTTACATCATTAAAGGTAATGTTATTATCTTTTGCATATTGTTTTAATTTTTTTTGTTCATCTTCAGAATCAAAACTTAAAAATCTTTCTGTAAGTTTAGGATTATTAAAGAAAGAAGAAAGTTCAGCAGTAACAGGTAAACCTGCGTTTGTTAGTTGTAACATTGCATTTGAATTATAATCACCAAACTCTGCGTCTAAATTTTGCAACATTGCTATACGCATATTTTGATCACCATTTTTATATTGCTCAACAAATCCAGTTGCTTCAGAGTTTGACATAACTTTTATTTGATAAGGTGGTTGACCCATATCTATTTGTGTTTGAACATATACCTCTGTTAATGCTTTTTTCTTTTGTAATCTTAAATCTAAATTATTTTCATTTTGCAGTTCATCACTTAAAATTTTTATATTATCATTAGTAGCGTTTAAAAAAAATATAGGATCACTAGCCATAGCTTCATTTCTAGCATTAACTGCGTCTGTGAGTATTTTTTTTTCTTTTTGAAACTCAATAAAAGTTTTACTTTGTTCTATTTTTGAAAGAATACCATCTACAGTTTCTGATAAATCTTTATTAGGTATTGTGTTAATAATTTTTACATAAGAAACAGTGTCTTTTACATTATTATATTCTTTCATCATTGTATTAAATGTTCTCGGTGGTAAAATTTTTTTGGCAAAATTTATATCAAAAGGAACATCTTTGCCAAATGCTGCAGCAGCAACAAGATTTTTATATTCATCTTTTATTTCAGGAATTAAAATACTTTTAGTTTCATTAATAAGTGAAATTCTTGTTTGTAAAGGAATATCTTTAAATTTATCTTTATTCATCAAATCTGAATATGCTTTTCTTGGTTCTGAACTTATTAATTGACTTACTTCGTATACTTGTATTTCACCTGGTATACCTTGAATTAATTTATTATATTCATCTACATCAATTCTACCTTTGTAGTTCTGTTCATATAATAATTCTAAATCTGTTTGAATAGTATTTAATGCTAGTGCGTTATCACTTACATACGCTTCTGTAAGTAATCTATTTTTTTTAACATTAACTTCATTATCTAATGTTTGAATTATATTAGTTGAAACTCTATTATTAACTTTAAATATTCCTTTTTGTACTTCAGATAAAAAATTATTATCAAAAGTATTTTTAACTGCATTATTAGATGCTAAGTTAGAATATTTTTCTTTTATAATTTTAGATTTGTTTTGAACAATATTAAATGCTTGATCTTTATTATCTAATCTACCAGCTTCTTCAAATACATCTGTAAGTTCTAGTAATGCTTTATTTTCTAATGATAATGCTTCTGATTTATTTTCTAAATTTTTTTCATTAACTGCGTGTTGTTCTACTGCTTTTGTAACTGGTGCTAAAGCAGTACCAATAGTTTGTGTTAAAGGTATTTGAGTTCTTGTTTGAATTGATGGAGCTTCGGCAGTTGGTCTAGCTTCTGTTGTAAATGTAGGTATCTTTGGCATTATCTACTACTCGCAAAATTAAAGTTAGCTTGTGAATAAACTGAAGATTGAGCTTGTGAACCAAAATTACTCATTCCTAAAAGACTTGTACCTGTTGATGCAAGTGTTCCTATCTGTGCAAGTCTAGCAGATTGTCTTGCAATGTTACCTTGTATTCTTGCAAAATTAGCAGATTCTATTTTTCTTGATTGTGCAACTTTAGAATTATAAGTTATTATTTGTCTTTGTAATTCTGCTTCTCTAGCATTAGATGCAGCTATTTTATATGCAGTTCCACTACCAGCAACTACACCAGATTTTGCTAAAGCAACTCTAGTTGTTCCTTCTATCTTTCTAAAATTTTTATCAAATCTTGCTATATCAAATTCGGATTGTTTTTCTATTAATGCAGCTTCTTGTTCTGCAACTTGAGCATTACGATTAGCAACAGCTTGATTGTATTTACCAATAGCACCTTGTTGTTGATATTGTAAAAGTCCTATTCCTCCTACTATTGCTTGTGGCACACCCATTAAAATATCCTCGCAAATCTATATTGGTCTGAACCATCAAAACCATAGTGTTTCATTAATCCTTCGTTTTCTAATCCTAACCATTCTGCAAATCTTATACCTTTGTCAAAGTCTGATCTTACAGCAGTTTGAACTCTTTTAATATTATACTTTCTTGCAACCTTAGCAAAATCTTTTTTGATTGCTCTTGCAACTGATAAAGGATGATCCCAAACATCTTGTGTTGCAATAACCCAACCTTCTGCAACCTGACCCCACATCATTTTCATACCAGCAGCAAAAATTGGTTTTTTACCAACCATACCTGTAAAAGAAAGGTGGTCTTGCACAAGGTTCATAGCATCTCCTTCAAATCTTGCATCCTTATCCATAAGTGCGTGGTTCATTTGACACGATAATATAAATCTTCCATGTTCAGCAGTATAAGGTATTATATATAGCATATTATCCATCATTAGTAGTTAATCTTGGGTATAACGATAAAATTGTAAAAGGTAAAGGTTGTGTTTGTCTAACAAAGATAAAACCATCTGTTTCATAGTTTCCTCTAAACTCTACCTCTTTGTCTCCTGTAAATGGTGGTATACCTTCATCCATTAAATCAGCAGAACTTCTAAATGGTATTCTTTCCATATCATTTAAGTTTGGTCCAACCTCAACACCAATCGTTTCAAACATTCTAACAGTAATATCATATATTCTTTTAGTCTTACCTTGTGATGTGCCATTCTGTGAACCAGCATTTAATCTCATAGTTTGTAGTAAAGATGTGTAAGCTAAACCAACTTTTACATTTCTTGCAGAACGATCTAAAGTTATTTCACCAGAGCTTACAGTTTTGTCTGGATGTGTTGCACCATCTGCAAGTATAGAAACAGTTTGTCCTTCAAGATGTGATAGTCCAGATATAGTTGTAGCTGCACTACCACTATAACTTAACTGACTATCTAAATAATTAAATGATGTATTATCTGTTTGATCAAAATCAAATACATTTAAACACTCTACATATCTTTTTGTAGAACCATTGATTGTTCTTTTTACAATAACATAAACTTCATACTCAGTATCATCTGTTGGTATTACAGCAACACTTTCACAAACTGCTTTACCCTCATCAGTTTTTGCTAATCTAACATTGTCATCTAAAGATGTAATAGTTAAGAATCCTGTAGACAATGGTGAAGTTTCTTTAATAGTAACTACATTAGTGCTTACAGTTGCTGTAAAATCAGAATCAGCATCTATTAATGTTTTTATATTTGTAGCAGTTTGATTATTACTAGATGTAGTATGAAACTTGCCACTTGTAGCAGATGTAGCAGATGTAAAGGTTGTAGTTGTACCATCTGATTTTGTTAAGACTATTCTTGTACCATTTGCAATATTTGCAAAGTCAGTAACTGTAATTGTAGCAGTACCAAATCTACCACCAAAAATATGTCTATGCCAAGCAGTTACTTGTTGTTCTCTTTGATATGTTAATGCAACTAATTCACCATCACCTCTTACAGCGTAAACTAATTGATTTGGTTCTTGTTGATATGCAAGTTGAGTTAAACCACCTTCACTAATATGTTCAGCAAGAATAGTCATGTCAGGTGCAATGTAACCATCAACATCAAAGTTATATGCTAGTTCTCTTATTTTTCTTTTAGCACGTTGTAAAAATAATGTTGCGTTACCTACAGCTATTGCATCTACGTTTGCTGAACCATGATTAGATTGTTTTTTAATTAATATATTTGTTGGAGTTATTGCTGTATCTACTGATCCACCTGATACAGTAAATTCACCACCTGCTGTACCAATAATTAAAGTTCTAGTTGCTGTCATGAAACGAATAGCATTAACTTGGTTAGATGCAATTGTATAAATAATTGCATCATCATCAGCTACAGTTCCACCAATGTTTGCATCCATGTTTTCATAATCACCTGATCTTGAAAAAAATACTGTTTGTGGTTGTTCAGTTGTTCCTGCAAATACTAATCGTTGTTCAAAAAAAGTAACACTTGAAGGATGACCTGTAGTGTCAGAGAAAGCTCCTAGTCGCCAATCTGCTGTAGCACTAGCACTAGATAAAGCTGTTAATATTTCTATAGTTGCATTTGTTGTATCTGCAACAGCAGTTATTTTTGCATAGCCACTATTTAAAAAAACAAATCTACCAACATCTGTTGATTGAAAACCTGATCCACCATTAATACCTGTAACCGCAGAAGCTACTAATGATACACCTGTACCTACTGCTGATTGACCTGGATTTAAAGTTGTATCTGTTATGTTAGCATCTTGCATTGGTCCTTTGGTAAAACTACAACTAACTAAAGTCCAAGATGTATGACCAGTACGAGATAATTTTTTTACTGGATGAGAAGGATGTGTGATGTACATAACATCAGCACTTTGTGCAAATTTAATATCAAATAGTTCTGCTGTTAAATATGGAGTTGATATTTCAAAAGCAGATCCACCATCTAAAACTTGACCTTTATCTTTGTACACTCTCATATACTGATTACCAAATTCAAGCATATAAGTTTGTGTTGTTGAAAATTCAAAAGGTATTAATCTTGTTTTAGCACTACTTGTTTTTACTTCAGCTATAAATGTAGAACCTGGTCTACGAGCTGCTGACCCATGTGGATAAACAACTAAATTTTCTAATGTCGAGCAACTTGATGAGTATTTAGTTAGATCAGTTCTACCATCTAATCTTGGTGATAGTTCACCACCTGTAAAGTTTGTAAGTTCAACAGCAACCCTAGCCATTTATTAAAACCTTGAGTTTATAAAGCTACTTGCATCTATTTGATCTGACATACCTAAGTCTTGATCTATATTCTGACCTTCAGTTGAATCTACAAATCTAGCATCTTTTAATTTATCTTGAAATAAATTATACATATTAGTTGCTGTTTGATTATTAGATGTAACTGCAAAAGCTATGTCAGCACCTAAAGCAGCAGATAAAGTTTCTCTTAATGATTCATCATATTCATTGGGATCTGTAATTCTTGCAATATATAATATTTTCATACTAGATGTATTGCTTAATACTTTTCTACCTTCTACTTTGTAGTTTGAATCAAAATCTAATATTCTAAGCAATCTTAAACAATCTGCTGGTAGTGTATATGCAAACTTAAAACCCCATGCAGGAGCTGTAGTGTCTGCTGCTAATTCAACTCTTTTTTGTAAGCAGTTCCAAGGATGTGATCTAAATACTGAATCTCTTACTTGATTAAATCTTTGGTTGCAAAGTCTTGCATTTTTAGAATCTTCTGTAAGTGAAAGGATTGTTGTAGCTCCTAATTGATTTAATGCTCCATTACAAATTTCTACTACTGATGCCATATAATCCTTATTATATTTTTAAGACTTGTTTGTCTATCTTTTTATAAAAAGGTGGGGATTGCTCCCCACCTAATATCTATTTATTAGTCAACAGTATATTCAATAACAAAACTTAAATCACCAGCAGTATCACCAGCTGCATCAAAAGTTAATGCAACGTAGTAGTACCCACCAGGATCAGAAGATTGTCCAGCA